TTATTTGAACTGCGTCTGCGCGGCCAACAAAATGTAAGTGTTGGCTGCGGTTTTAATCGCGGTGTAAGTGTAAACGTCCCACGAGCTTGCATTGCCAGCGGACCATGCGGTGCCGCCCTGATACTTGGGCGTAATAGAAACACCATCAATCGTAATCGCGCTGTTGTAGTACGCCGTCGCAGCCGTCGTCACAATCATCACGAACGTAACAGACTGACCAACAGCCAAGGCCGAGTTCAACGATGTGCCGGTTGCATACCGAATGTTGAGCGTCCAGTTGGCCGTCACATTAGTTGAGTAGTACAAGACCGACTGTGTATTAATGTCGTAATTAATTGTCGTATTGCCCGTTGATCCAGGCGCAACGGTTGTGTTGACAGTCGCTGTTTCAATCAGGCTGCTAGCCAAGCCGCCGACATGAGCGGCCTTGATAATCGGGCTATAGTTAAATGAGCCTGTCGTAACAGTCATTTTAGTAAGCTCCACCGTAGGCAGTCACGACCAGAGCCGCGCCAGCCGCTGTTGTTGTCACTGAAACCGAGGCATACAGCGCAAAAGCCGCAGGAAGAATAAGCGGCTGCGAATAGGTCAACATGCCAGAAAAAGAAACAGCAGTTGTCGATGGCGTGACCACAGTGGTCAGGATTTCGTTAATCAAAAACGCCGTCGTCCCGTCCCATGCCCAGATGCCAACAATGTTAGTGATAGAGGCAATTGAGATGCCAGTCGATGCCGCTGTAACGCCGATGCTGTCAATGCGTAGGCCGTTTGTGCTGACGGGGACAAACGCCGTGATGTTTGCACCAGCCAAACTTGCAGTTGCAGTTGGACCTCGCGTTGTGCAAGCCGTCTGAGCCGCAAGAGTAAGTGATTTAATAAAGGGAGTCTGAGCAAAGATCGGTGTTGATGTAACAGCCATGATTAGAATCCTCCAAAATTGTTAGCGGTGTAGATACCGGCACCAGCTAGAACGACCGCAGGAGTTGCCCACGACAAGTTAGCTCCTGCCCCAGTAGAAGTTACTGTCAAAACTTGTCCGGTAGACCCGATTGGAAACCGCGTATTACTAGTGCCAAAGTAATAGATTAGATCACCTTGGGTGGTCGTTGGCGCTAAGGCACTAAATGCGCCAATCGCCGTTGTGGCTGACGTACCTCCGTAAGCAATTGCCGTCGTGCCAGAGGCCGTAATCGTGCCAGAGGCTGTAATTGGCCCACCACTAAAGGTTAAGCCGGTTCCACCGCCAGAAACATCAACGTAGTTGACTGTACCGTTGTTAGCCGACCAAACCGGGAAACCGCCACTGGAGGTAAGAATAGTGCCGCTAGTGCCAATGGCTAACCGCACGTTTCCAGTAGATGTGCGATATATCAGGTCGCCAGAAGTTGTGGTCGGGGCCAGTGCATTAAAAGCTGCAATAGCCGTGGTGGCTGATGTGCCGCCATAACCAACACCAAGCGTGCCGGTTGCCGTGATGGTGCCAGACGCAGTGATCGGTCCACCGTTAAAGGACAGACCAGTACCGCCACCAGACACATCTACATAGTTGACCGTGCCACCAGCGGACGGGCTTATCCAAACTGGTAAACCGCCGCTGGCGGTTAAAAGCTGCCCACTAGAGCCGATACCTAAACGGACGTTTCCAGTAGATGTACGGTAAATAAGATCGCCAGATGTCGTGGTGGGGGCCAACGCATTAAAAGCCGCAATGGCTGTCGTAGCTGACGTACCGCCGTGAGCAATCGCCGTTGTACCAGAAGCAGTAATCGTCCCAGCCGCAGTGATGGGGCCACCGCTATATGTAATCCCAGTGCCACCGCCAGATAAGTCAACCGAGGTAACCGTGCCTACACCGGCAACGGTTGTCCAAGCAGGAAGGCCACTGCTGATACCCAGCACTTGGCCAGGGGAACCAATGGCTAAACGGACGTTTCCGCCTGAAGCGGCGGTGCGGTAGATTATATCCCCAGATGAGGTCGTCGGAGCCAACGCATCAAAAGCATTACTAGCGGTCGTTTGACCACTTCCGCCATTGGCAATTGGAACGGTTGTGACGTTGAATGTGTTGGTCGTCGCTAGAGACAGCGCCGTACCGGCAAAATAAGTCGTGCCAGATGCGGCCACATAAACCGCCATCTGAGCCGCCGTGCAGTGTTCAGCCGGTGCGCCAGAAGCATGTTGAATTAGAAATATGTCAGTCCCAACAACCGCAGGAGATAAATCCAATTCACTAATAAGGACGTTTGGCATTATGGGTTGTTTCCTACTAAATAGTTAAACCCGTCTTGCGTAATGTCCATCGGATTGACACCAGTAATGATCGGCGTGTTGTAGTCGGCAATGATGAAGTCCATCGGCTCGGGGTCCAAAGAAAGGTTCTCTGGCCGAGCGTTTCTCACCGGCACAGGATCAGGACCAAGAACCATCTTGGAAAAATACGGATTTGGCACATCGTCGCAAACACCGCAGACGTACAGGCCCGTACCAACCGGGGTTAAGCCGCCACGGAACTCCATCTTCTGAACAAGACTTTCGTGCATCGTCCAAAAGCCGCATCCGTCGCAAACGGCGACGGCTCTTGGGTCACTGGTGACGATGACGATGGGTGCGCGGGTGCGCGTGTGGAGGGGACTAAGGGTACTCAAAACCGCGCCCCCCTCATGCTCGGCACGATGCGCGTTGGAACCTTCTCAGTGTCCTCCGCAGACGCGAAATCAAACGCACGATTGGCGTTGACTTGTAAAACAGCCATGCGATCTGGTGACCACTTCTCAGCTAAACGAGCCGCAAGACCACCGGCAATCGCATCAAACCAACGCTGCGGGGCATCAAGCGTAGCGGTTGGCGCACCGGGATCGTCCTGCATCAACATGCAGTACATGTAGAGTGTGTAGGACGTATCAACCGGCGTCGGCCAGATGTAGAGCGTTGGCGTGATTGTGCGCTCAAAGTAATACTGCTGGGGCGTACCCGTTTGCTGTTTGTTCGGGATCGCCGCGTACTCGGAGCGGCTGATTTCCGACAGCATTATGTCTGTGGTTACCCCTCCGCTTGTCTGACGGCGGTATACTTGTAAAACATCTACGTTATTTGAATTGAGCGTAAACGATTGCAAACCAGTGGTAAGGGCCTGACTTAACAGGTTTACCTTCCATAAATTGACTCCGCGATTAGAGTATTCCGAAAACAAATAACTCAGGCTTCGGATAGCAGATTGAATGTCGTTCGCAGACAAATCACTGGCTTCGCGGCCTATGCGTTCATAAGCCTCGTCAATGACCGATTGTTGCTCGGTTGCAATCCCAAAAGTGGTTGTTCCGCTTAGACTCATCCAACATGACTCACAAAATTTTTGTTAAATAATGTTTTGCTTTTACTTTACGGCGTAGGCCCACCCACAGGATCAGCCGCACCAGCCGGTGCTTGGGTCATTATCTCAGTTCCAACCGCCACTGTATCACCATCCCACGGGCTTTCGTTGAGCGGTCCATAGCAATCAGACAGCTTGGCTCCGTTGACCTTCTTGGGTCGCACAGTGCATGGAAACGAGAACATGTTGCTCATGCCACCACCAGCCGCAGTGGTCGTCGTGAACTTGCGGAACGCTGCCGGGGTGTTGGCCCAAGTCGGCGCTTGCGGAAAACTTTCACGGGGTTGAAACAAGCTCCAGACCTTACCGGGACCGGGGTTGGCGCATGAGCCACCCGTCAGGTCCATGTCGGCAAACGCTGGACCGCGCAGCACCGGACATACAGCAACGCCCAGCGGGAAAACCTTGCCGTTCACGGTGATGGTCTGGCCGGGAACAGGAGTTGTCGGGCTGGCCGCGCATAAAGCGAACTCGCCTGTGCAGACCTGGATCGTCATGGCTTGTGCTGAAAACGGGGCGACTAGGGCCGCGAGGATGAATGCAAAGCGCATTTTGTGTTCCTTTTTATGGAAAAAATAAAAACGGGATTGGCGTTTTTTAGACCCTCACTTGCCGCCAATCACCATAATTACCCCCCCCCGGCCTGAATGAAGGTGACAACCGACGCCGTAGCTGGATTGCTCGTGGCTGTAATAATAGCCCTCATGTATTGAACCGGAGAAGTGTAGCTTGACTCAGCCGATACCGTCACCGTCGCCAATGTCGGATGATTGTAAATGTTTGTTGGCACAACAGAGTTGGCATCTTGCGGCGTGTCTTGAATTGTAATTGGCGCAGTCGTAACCGTGCTTACCGCAACCGTCACAGAAAACGGGGCTGTA